GGTTCAGCAGGGGCCGGTTCAGTAGGTTCAGCAGGGGCCGGTTCAGTAGGTTCAGCAGGGGCCGCCTCCGCCGTTGGTGCTGGGGCCGCTTCCGCAGGTGCCGGTTCAACCGGTGCAGGAGCAGGCCCCGCAGAGGCCAGATCAGCAGGGGGCAGCGCATCCAGTGAAGCTACCGCTTCGGCGAACGCCGCGTCAAAAGTATCGTTATCAATAGGCATTCTAAGTTCTCCTTATGGGGTTGGCTTGATTGTAGGGCCGTCGTCTATCAGCTTCAGGATTCTGTGGATGGCGCGTGCCTCGCCCTGCTCACGGATCAGGTCGTCGCCTGCCATGCCAGGCCACTCGGTGTTGATGCGGTCGCGCCGAGCGTACAGCCACGACCGCAGCGCCTGGATGCCCGCCTCGTGGCGGCACTGGAATACGTCTACCTCGTTCTTGTACTGCTCAGCCTTGACTGTGCTCAAGCTCATGCTGCACCTCCTGTTCGTGGCGTGGTCGCGGCGGACTGCCGCGCGGTATCAGCCGCGTGCGCTGCTACCAAAGTCTTGGCCTGGTCAACCGCGTGTTTGTTGTCGGTGTTGATCGCCGCGATGAGGGTCTGCAACACCGACGTCCCGACCGCTGCTTGATCGCTCGACGCCTTGGCCTCATTGGCCAGGGCCTTCGTTAGCACTTCCTTGACCTGTGCGGCAACGAGGTCCATCTGGGCCTGCTGCGCCGCTTGCCGCTGCTGGGCGTTGCGCTGGATAGTCTCGTTGGCAACATCTTCATCCTCCATCAAATCGTCGACGGGGATGTCGTTGGCCTTGGCGCGCTCTTTCAGCAACTCACGCACCTTGATGTGCGGAAGCTCGTCTGGGGTGAGACTCGCCTTGAACTCCGCCAGGGACGATGCCAGCACCTCCTTCGCAATCAGGCTGGTCGAACCGCGAGCGATGATGTTGTGATCCCCATCGCGGTCGGGGTTCGCGTCGTACTTCTTGTTCCACGCGACAAGCGCGGAGATGACTGACATCGTGAATGAATCATAGTTACGCACGGTATCGCGCACTGGCAACGCCGCTGCGCCCAGGAACATGGAGGCGTTCCGCTGCGTCCGCAGTGCTTCGCTGCCGCCCTGCGATGTATCGCCAAGCGATGCAGGAGGCAGCCCTGACTCTTTGTCGCCGAAGCTGAGGAACAACTGTACCAGTGGCAGCAGTTCATGCAGGTGGCTGTCGATGCTGATGTTACGCACCGCCGGGATGGCGTCAGACTGCCCGCCGTTGCTCTCGCGCAACCACGTCTTGTGCTTGCTGATCGAATGGTTCTGCCCTGGCGCAAGCATGTCGGTATTGACCTCAGCCATCGGGCCAATGACACTCGCGTTGTCAAGCGCCGCGCGGACAGTCTCGTTGAGTCCCATCTGTGAGTCGCGTAGCGTGTCGCACAGCCCGTTGCCAAGGATGGACAGGTCATCATCCTCAAACACGAAGATGTGATGGTGCCGGATGGTCTCGCCCAGCGGCGCCAGCTTCGCTTTGATTACCGTGCTGTCAATCATCCAAACATTGCTGTGGAACGAATTGCCAAGCTGTGCGTCGGGGATGTCTACCCCCGCGCTACGAAGCTCCCGCCCAGTAACGTGCCCCCAGTAAGATATAACCTCGTACTTCCGGCTCTGCCTACCTTGTACCGCTGCCTGCGCGCTCTTTGGCTCGCTTTTCATGAGGCTCTCGAACCACCGCTCGCGGTAATTGCCAGACGTGTTACGCGTCAGGTAGTCGGTGATGCGGTCTTTCAGGAAGTCCGGTCGCTGCGCCAGTTCTTCAATCTCAACGCGCGTCATGATGTGTCGCTCAAACTCCCCGTCCTGCTTGCTCAGCTCCGTCGCGGTGAGATCAGGGTAGTAGCTCCATACAGGCAGGAACTCAAATAGTGGCTTGTACTTGTCAATCTCGATCGCCCGATAGACCCCAGTGCTGACATCTTTCTCCCATGTGCGGGCTTTTATCTTGGTGTGGAACGGGCCAGTCAATATGCCAATGTTATAGATGGCCGCTGACCGCACCACCTTACGGGCGAGCGTGATGAACTCCATCTCCTGAAGGTCGTCGTCGATCTTCATCTCCATCTTCTCTGCCTTGCCCTTGGCAAACTCGCGGATGCCCTTCTCAATTTCGTGATTGGTGAGTTCAACCTGTGACGGATCACCATCGCCTGCTTTCTCTTTCACAAGCTGATCGAGCACCTGTTGCAACTGCTCAACCGACAGGTCGGGTAGCGGCGACGGGCGCACACCGTAGTTCTTCTCGGTTTGGGGAAACAGCATCTGCATCAGCCGTGCAATCGTCCCGCGCACCATCCAGGCGGTCATGCCTGGGTACGCCTTTGACCTGTCTGCCGGAATCATGTTGCGAACCTTCGGCTCGTATATTTTACGAACCTGAAACAAGTTACTCAGCCACCGCTCTTCGTGAATCCTTCGGTCTGTTTCGTAGGATGTGAACGTGCTGGCCAGGCGCGCACCGAGTTTATCAAGCTGCTCAAGGTCTAGTACGGGGGGTAGGATCAAGTCCATGGTGGGTTCCTTTTTTAGCGGGGTGTCGCATACGGGTTGACGTTCTGCGGGGCGCGGATAATACCGCGTTCATTGAGTTCAGCTTTCCGGCGGCCGCCTCTCTCGAACCACATTGCACCGTATTGCAATGCCTCCGCAACGTGAGACCAATCCGATTTTTCGACCTCGGCGCTCTCGCGGCCATCTTTGAATTTCTTGAAAGCATACTTACCCGACAGCGCAGCGATCAACCACTCGCACCGTGGGTCAATCAGGAACGCAGGCTTCCCCTGCCCCACGAGCCGGGTGAGGAAGTAATCAAGCGCCCCTTGCCGGTGGATGGGGTTGTTACTCCACGCCAGCTTTGTCTTGCCCAGACCTTTGTTACGGTAGCGCTGAAACACTTGGAGGCAGCTAGTTTCGTCCGATTGGCTCCCCGTCGCGCCGCTTGGGTCGCCGGTGACTTGTGCGTCAAACCCGTCAAACCGCTGGCGCATGAGGGGGAGCAGTTTCTCTTCGATGGCGCGCTCGATGCCCATGCCAAAGGTCACGATTTCATCCAGCACAACAACCTGCCCCCAGGCATTCTGCTGCATGAGTACGATGGCAGGCGTCAGCCCGAAGTCCGCGCTGATTAGCAGCACACTGTTCTTGTCCGGGATGAGCGGGGTTTTGGATACGTGGAGCTCGCGGTTGAAGGCTGGGTGAACCGGCTTTCCACCAGCGGACCTCCCGTATTCGCACAACACGAATGTACGCACATATTCCTCACTCTTGCCCTCGACTAGTCGCTGATAATAGTCCGCTGGAAGATTTTCTGTATTTTCGGCGAGCGGGTTTGGTATGTACGTTCCATCCACCTGCTTGAGCATTGCGGCGGGCTGCTTGAACACTTCCCAGTTGTTCGGCTTTTTCGTTTTGGCGTCATCGGGGTCGTACCCTTCCAGCATTCGATACCACCATGACCCTTCCATGGGCATGTTCGAGTCGCCAAAAATGCCAGCATACGTGCATCCTCCGTCTCGGGTTCCGGGATAACGGCCAACACGGCCGTCAAGTCCTTCTGTTATCTCACGTGCCAATTCCCGGAACTCGGACAGCTCGGCCATCGTAAGTTCCAACGACAGGAGATTAGAGACATCTTCAGGCGCGTCGAGGGCCCGAAAAATTATATCGCACTCCACATCGCCCTGCCGTATCCGATATGTCTTGCCCGTGGCTGTGTATACCCCGAGCGTCCCCGATGGGAACCATGCAAGGAACGATTTTATGACAGTATCATTTAACTGAGGGGCAGTGTTACGGATAACCGCGATGCGCGTTTTGCGCTTCCCGTCAATCGGCGATGGCGCTTGCATAGTAGCCCGGCGGATCATCTCCATGATCGTGCCCGTGGTCTTGCCGCTGCCGAATGGCCCCAGAATGAAACGATACCTCGCGTTCGAGTTCATGAACGCTGTGATTGTCGGCGAGGCTTTGTAGTCGATGTTCACTTCACGCCGCCTCCGGTGCCGGGCCGCCCTGCAGCACATGCTTGAACCGCACGGCGTCCATACGCTCCAGCGTGAGCACGCTGCCCTGCTTATCCACCAGACGAACGAGGTCGCAGTGCCCAGCGCCGCTAGGCGGCCCGACCGCGAGCTCGTTGGGAACGAACCCATGCGACTGTAGGGTCGCCTCCAGCGCGCCGCTGGCGGGGCCGTGGAGGCATCGTGGGTGGATGAGCACGCGAGCGGTCATGCTTCGTCTTTGGGGGGCAGCCAGTCAGTTTTCACTGGCTTGGCAGGCCTCGGCTTGGCAGCGGGCAACGGCTCAACTGGCTCGGGATGTACCTCTGCCGCGCGGGCCAGATGCACCGCTGATTCCAGCATGAAACGATTGTTGTCCGGGAAGCCCCGGCTGGCTGCGTCTTCGAGTGTGGCTTGTGCTGCGGCGAGTGTGTTATCCATCATGGCTCCTGAGTGATTGTGAGTGGGGTGTGTTGTGCTGATATGACCTGCGATGGCGGGGCGCCAGCGAACTGAATCGTGAGCGTCAGCCCTCCAGAATCCTTGTTGTCTTCTTTTGCTTCCTTGGCGAATCCAGCAACGGATGCCGCCCATTTTATTGCGTCCATTCTGACCGCCGCGCTGATGAGCGGGTCGGTTGCCAAGTCATGTGCGTATGGGAGAAGCTCCCCCGCGATGAGCTTGGCTTTCATCTTGAACGACAGCCCTTCTTCGACCACTGCGCGTTGGGCCTGCTGCATCATCAGCATGAACGCGGGGTTTTCTACCAGCTCTGCGGCTTGAGCATCGGTGTAGCCATAGCTGGCGAATATCTCCGCTGCGTCATCGATGTGGAGCGCGAGCTCCACCGCGAGGCGTTCGTGCTTTTTGCGATAAAGCTCTGGCACGTCTTCCAGTCGGGCGGCTTGGCGCAGGGCGGCGGGGGACTCGTTTAAGTCTGGGGTTTCGTTATCCATGGGCAGAGTGTCGCATAGATTTATATAGGTGTCAAGTAGTAAATAACTTTACAGCTTTGGTTTTTGGCGGCGGGAAAATTTATGCGGTTGTCATATTGGGTTTTTGGGGCGGCCATACACGCGTACCTGAACAACACTACCCCCTTGCCTGACCGCACCCCCCAAAG